TAACCACATATTAATTTTAGGAGGTACTTTACTTATGGAAAAAAATCTAAACTTATTTCCTCAATTTCTGGTTCGTTATCCTGATAATGGGATAAAAAATGAAGAGGACAAACCTATCTCAATTTCAGAAGATGATTTTGAGCTTTCGCTCTTTGCAATAGATTCTTTATTGCATGTAATGAATATTTCGCTTCCAATTCAGCAAAGTCCGGAAGCTGTTATTGAATTTACAGATGCTCAAAAATTTCCTATGTGCGTAAGAACCACCAAAACCATATATCTTACTTCGAGTCCAAATGATTGGGCTAAAACTTGTTATCAACTTGCTCACGAAATGTGCCATTATATGATTCCTAATGATGTCGTTTCAACTCTTCAATGGCTTGAAGAAACAATCTGTGAACTTGCCTCATGTTATTTTCTTCCGGAAATTTCAGAATATTGGAAACGTCTTGCTATTTTTAAACCTGCTCCTGATAAAGTTTTCGATTACAATACGTTTAAAACATATATTGAAGAATGTCTTAAAGAAAAATCTATTTTTAGTTTGAAACT